GTTGTTTTTTTAAACGAAAACGCTACATTGTCATTATAAATAGGATAAAATAAAAGCGGTTTGTTAAGTGACGCCTCATAATTACCAGTTGCAGCGTTAAAATTGTCGTTTGCTGAATAACCCCACTGAATATCCGTAACGCCATTGTCAAAAATATTGTACAATCTCTCAAATTTCATATGAGAAAACGGAAGAGTTACTTTATAAACACCTCCCTCAATTTCCGGTAACTCGTTATAAATCTCTTTTGCCCAGTCGTAATTGAATTGCTGGCTATGTTTTAACGCTAAAAGTGTCTTTGTGTCTTCATATCCAAACTCAACTTGTTTAAATGGTAGAGCCACGTTGACGCTTTTACTATCTACTTTGATATATTTAGTAATATTATGAACGTTTCCGGTACTATAAAAGTCGTTTAATGTTTTGACTACTATTATATTATTCTCAACGTAAGCCGTCAAATTAAACATTTTAAAAAGTCCGGTTAAAAAATCCAATACTTTCATCTCAGGGATTTGCTGAGCAATATCGAAAATAAAATCATTTATAGTATTGAAAGCCGGTACAGTATAAACGTCAAAAACTACACTACTCGGATTATCCGGATAATCAAAACGAGGCAAATTTAAATCTATTAAGTCTATTGTAATAATGACTTGAGATTGAATAAAAAATGTATAACTTGCAACATCAATAATTCCCAAATCTAAATAAGCGTTTCCGTTTAAAGTATTACTTTGAAAAAATAAAACTCCGTTTCTATAAACGCTAATTTTGTAATCGTCAGTTGAGGTTGTCGTAGTTTGAATGTAAGAGTTCCCAGCTAAATAGTCTTGAGTTACGTGCAAAATAGTCGAGTTCTCAAAATAACTATCTACTCCAGTTCCCGTCCATGTATCGATTAACTCCGGAGGTAAAATATTTGAGTCAACTCCTTGAACGTTTCCTTTACTTCGGTGCAACCACATAAATAATTGATAATAGTCAACGTTTGAACTATTAAAAAAATCATTACTAAAAGTCAATCCGTATTGACTCTCAATTGCTCTAATTATTTTATCAATTCGAATAGCGTATTTTAACTCGCTCCATAAAAGTCCGTGATCGTGACCTCCTCCAGTATCGTAGTGTAAATTTCTATCGTCATTTGAATGTCCGGTGCTACTATCAAAATAATACCTATTTGTGTGCGTAATAAAAGGCACTAAAACGTCGGCAGCTGTTGGATCGGCTTGAAATCTAGTTAATACATTGTCAGCGTTATATATTTGATTATAAGACGACAAAGGCAAAGCGTTCAATTTATCCTCTCCAATTAAGTCGTTGAGCTTTATTGTATCTCCATAGTAAGTAATTCTATAAGCGTAAGGCTGGTTATTTTGTAAGTCAACGCCCTCAAGTTTGATTTTACCACTATTAAATCGGTTTGAGTCAATTTCAATATAGCCGTCAATTCTTACTCTCGCATCAAATCCTCCGTCAATATCATAATTATAATAATGTTTAAATAAACGATTATTTTCTGAGGTTGCTGGAATTGAAAACGACTTAGAAAAATCGGTAAATACTTTGGAAATATCTTGAACGTCTTGAATGACTTGAGTTATTGAAATCGTCTCGTCGTTAAATAAATCCGTCCTTTGAAATTTGCCGGTTGTATTGTCTTTTAAAAATAAGGCTAGCGTTAAATCCATTTAAATAGCGTCGTTAATTAAATTATAACTATATTCAAAATCAATCTCGTAGTTAATCAATCTATTTTTTAATTTAGTTTTTAGCTCAGTGCCTTGAGTTTTTACAATTACCGGCTTACGATCCAACAAAACGGTCTCGCTTAAAAGTAAGTCAGTAATCAATTCGTTGTAACTTTCGTCAATCCAACCGGAATTAACTTTTATCGTTTGAGTTCCTACAAAATTAAACGACTTATTTTGACCTCTTAACGCTGTATAATTAACGTTGTCCGGACTCAATTTATAATCACTATTTTTGACGCTTAAATTATTGGTTTGAGCTTTGTAAAAAGTCAAAGTCTGCCAGCCTCCCTCTCTATTTATAAAGTCAATTAATACCGGCGTATATTTTGGCTCACAAATTGGATAGGTATAAAATGGATCAAATGTAATTGGAGACGCTCCGTCAGGAAATAACGTGATTGTAACACTACAACCATTTACATAAGCGTTGTCAATTTTGACTAACGAAATCGGAATGCGATATAAATAAACTCCAATCAAATTATCCTGATTTATTGACGTCGGATAACTCACTCCGTCGATGCGGTCATAAGTCACATTCAATACGTCGCCCAAACTTTGGAAGTCAACTAATATATTTAAATATTGAATTGTATTTGTAGGATAAGTATTTTGTATTTGATAGTTATTTTTTATGTCTGAATTAAATAATAAATCTACTCTACTATTAACAGCATTTTGCAATCCGTCCATATATTGAGTGAAACCATTTACCCCAACGTAGTTAGTCTCATCGATTAATTCGTAAGTCCCGGCATTATTCCAATATCTTTTGACTTTAAATAAAGCAAAATTTTCGTTATAATCCCAACCGATATAATTTGGATAATTGGGCGCAATATTATCGATAAATTCCTTAACGAAATTTGATATATTATAATAATTTGATACGTTTGTTGGATCAGGCGACGGCTTGCTCAAAGTGTATCTCGGAGAGATTGGAGGGACTTCGCCTTGTCTCCAAATAAATAACTCTATTTTAGAGCCAATTTGCCCAGCCTCAGTGACTTCAATTACAAACGGACTCCTTACTTTAACTACTTTCATTTATTTAATATCTTTTAATGTAAATTCTAAAAACGACTCCAAATCCAAGCCGTATTTTTCAGCTATATTATTGTCAAAATCTTTGTACTCATTATCAAACGCATTCCTAAAAAATCTCGTCTCGTATGTTCCCGTCCTATTTATCGAGTTTGTTATCGACGTTACCATTAATTTACGATTTGTAAATTGACCTCCAGCGCCTCTCACTCCTTGAATGCCTTTGCGAATAACCCACTTATCAATTGCACTCCTTGAGGCGTTTGCTTTATACGGAGAGTTGGGAGCTTTTGCGCTTGACTCACTTCCTTTCGTTCCGTAATCTAATTGCGCCCAATAATCCTCAGCATAAAAGTCAAACTCAATAGAATTTTTATTCTCTTTGGCTTTGTACTCTAACGACTTCGATAATTGACCGGATGCGTTATGCGTTCCGTAACGTCCTCCGACTTTTAGATTTTGCCTCGCTCTCTCGACAACCGATTGACCGAACTCGTTGAGCGCTTGCTGTACGTTTTTAATCTCCATTACAACAAACTCCAAAATCGTTATTCGGTACGCTTATCTCAATATCACATTTCCAGCCGTCAAGTGCATTCGTAAACGCTAAAAGTATCGGTTGCAAACTCGGATCGTTTTGTAATTCAATATCAAACTCATTACGTTGCAATCGCATTTTCGTAATCATATAGTTGAGGATTGCGTGGCAAGTGTTGAGGTTGTCAAGCTCGTTGTCGTTCCCTAAGAATTTATCTTTTACATTTATCTTTGACATATTACGAATATCGACAACAGCCACCTCGAAAGTAAAATTAACAACTCCGTTATTAATTGAAGAGCTGAGTATATTAATATGAGCAAGCGGAAAAATATTTTTTTTAACATTATCTATTATGTCAGTGCCGTGAGTAATTGTATTTAAAAGAGGTGCGCTCTCCAACGTACTTTTAATGTAATCTATTGCTTGATAAAATGCTCTCATTTTTTAAAGTGATTTTTAATTTGTTTTGCCTCCTCTTTGCTTTCGTCGATTAAGTAAGATAATAACGTGAGTGATTCATGAAGAGGCTCTGCTCCAACGTCTCGAGGCTTAATTCCAAGCTCTCTTGAAAGTCTAACAAAAGATTGATACCAACCCCAGCGCTCGTTGAAACCTCCTCTAGAAATTTCCCCTCCCTCATCGCCTTGCTCTCCAAATGCAATAGGATATTGCTCAATAATTCCTTGCTTAAATTCCAAAAAAAAAGAATAGAGCCAGTAACAACGTCCATTCTTACGTCGTTAAATAAATCGGCTTTGCTCTCGTCTCCGTCGTAATCCTCAATTTGATAAAAAGGCATCGCTGACTTTGTAATTGGTCGATATAAAACTGACATCAATAGAGCCAAATTATCCTGATCCCCGAGTAAGGTGTCAATCGTTGCGTGTTCTCCTATTGTCATTTTGTCTAAGTTCGGAATAAATCCATAATTAACTCCGTTCATTTTAAACGTCCTAACGAGCTGAGGTTTTTGATCCAATACCTTAGCCAATTGCTCAACGATTTCAGCGAAGTCGTTAACCGGTATTTTCATAACGTCAGCTACGCTTAAGTTACAAAATATCGCAACCATTTGAATGCAAACAAAAGTCTCATCGTCCTGGTTGTCTTTTACTACTTTTAAATATCTCAAATATTGAGACAATTTAATCTCCTTTAAATCCGTTGGAATTACTACTCTCATATATATATAACTAAAAAAAGTCGTTTTGTTTATTTTTTTTATGTAATTATCACTCGTCTCGATTTGTTTATTGCCAAGCTCATCATTGCAAAGTATCTCAGAGCGTCGATTGCGTGGTTAAATTCGTCGATTGGTCGGTTTAATTTTTTGCCGGTCTTGTCAACGTCCCAGCTATAATTGCGTAACTCTTTTATTAAATTGGTGCTTGACTTTGTAACTAAGATTTCCTTTTGTTGTAATACCGATATTCCGTAATTGATTGAGTCCGCTCCTTTGACAACCGGCTTAATATTAAATCCAGCTCGTCTTATCTCCTCAATACTTTTTGGCTCGGCTGAGTCCGCCCAAATTGGAGCGGTGCGTTCTTGTTTCATTAGTCGAATGATATCTGAGTTCAAAAGTGAGGTGCTATAAATCAACTCGTCAACTATAATTTTGCCGTTGTAATCGTAGACTCCTATGTGAGCCGTTGGATCGTTTGAATATCCAAAGTCAAGTCCACTTCCTAAGAATTTAGCCTCAGTCGGTATTGTGTCGATTGTCTCCCAGTTTTGAAATATCACTCCCTCAAGTGAGCCAAGTTGACCGAGTCCGTAAACGTTCCACCAGTTCGCCCAATACGTTGAGGTTGACGCTTTGTCTTTTGCTTTCTCAATCTCTTTAACGATTGCCGGATCGAGAGCCTCGTTATCTTTGTACGTCAAAATAACAAAGTCAGAGTCGGCATCGTTTAATAGTTCCGTTTGTACCCAAAATTCATTTGTTGGATTGTAGTCAAGGTATATGAATTTTTTAGTACGGACGGCTAATTGCTGGTAGCTTTCAAAGTCGATATTATTGCACTCGTTTACGAATAGAATATCACGTCTCGCTCCTCTTAATTTGTCCGGTTGGTCGACGCTAAAAAATTCAATATAAGAATTATTTGAGAATGTATATTTAAGTGACGACCGATTGAAATTTGCATCTCGATAGTTGTCAGTTAGGAGCATTATTTTTTGGAAGTCTTTTAAAGCTCCACGTTTCAAATGAGGGATTGACTCACTAACTATACTAATCTCTGAAAAGGGATTTTGAATAGCGTAAGTAATAAGCAAAGGCAATATCGAAAACGTTTTGGAACTTGACGTTCCACCTTGAACAATCCTAACTCGTTTTCTTAGTTTGGCGATTTTACTCTGTGCCGTCGTTTTCTGGAACATCCAAATCGAGTGAATTAAAAATCGGTTTTTCTATATTTAAATTCATTTCCGTTTCCACTTTTTTAGGCACGAAATATTGAGCATACTTTGCAAATAGCTCCAAATATTTATATGGATCTTTGTCTAAGACATCGGCAAAGGCTTGGTGTATATTTGGCACTTGAGCTTCTAACGTTTGAACAAATAAAGCTCTCGCCTCAGAAACCAATTTAGTCTCTGCGCCTTTCGGTTTTAATCCTCCGTGACCTTTTTTAAGTCTTCCGTTTTCGTCTCTACTACTTTCCATATCTTACAATAATTTATTGAATTTGATATTTACCTAAAATAACCTCGTTATTAGTCAAAAATTCCGACGTAAACAATTTAAAGCCGTTGTGAGACTTTTTTTTTAATAACTTATATAAGTTGCTCGGCATCCAAATTTCGTTCGCTGAGAGGTCTGCTGGTGCGTTTTCGATTATAGCGTCGAGGAATTGATAAAATTCGGCTTGCTGTTGTTTTTTAGTTGTTTTCAAAACTGAATAATTTATATAAATCTTTGATTATAGCCTCGTGTACTTTTGAACAGCTTGAGCAATTTGAGTTATCGATACCAAAATAATACGAATAAAGTCCGTTTAAAAATTTAGCATCCTCGAAATTTAACTCGGTACGCTTTCCGTCGATTACTCTTTGACCTTTTACGTCTAAAAATATTCTAAAATGTTCTTTGTCGATTGCTGTCATTTCCGATTTTACCTTTTTAAAATTGAATAATCGGTTAAGTCCAAATCGTCTCTCCTCGCATCCTTGACAAGGCTCAATTCCTACGGCTGAGGTTACAGCTGCAACCACGTCGCCAAGTCCTTGAATTTCTTTTTTAGTCTTTCTTTTTGCCATTTAATTTATTTTTTACCATTTTATTAATCCTGTGAATAGTTTGAATATGTATTCCGGTTTGTCTTGAGAGTTCTCGTTGCCCTAAAAGCGTCGATTGCTCAAACATCGTTCTCTCATACCAGGTCAAATCTTTTGAAAGCTCTGAGTAATCAATTCCCTCGCAATATTCCTCGTCTTCGACTTCAAATTTACTAAAATCGTCGATTAAAATGTCGTTATTTTTAAGAGAGTCATAAAATAATGACCTCAAAGTTACAAAAATATATCCGTCAGTGACCGGAATAGTCCTCTCAGACAATTTAATATACATATTTTGCACCAACTCGTCCGCTAAGTCCTTGCTTTTGCAAATTTGAAAAGCCATTTTGCGCCACTGAGCGTCCTTTTTAGCGAGTTCGTGAATTATCAAAGCCTCATCGGATTAAAATACTCACTTAAAAAATGCAATACGTGAGTTTCATTTTCAATATAATATGCCGTTCCTCGAATAATTAACACAATTTCCTCTGGAGACTCAACCCAATATCCGTCAATACTATCGACGTTGACTCTAAAATCTACAAATGAGCCATTAAGTCCGAGATTGTCGTCTTCTTGCTCCAACCACATTTGAGTCGATATTGTGTAAGGTTTTATCATATTACAAATATAGTAATTATATTGATATAACTAAAAAAAGTCATTTTGTAACAAATTTAGGATATTTTTGTTTTAAATAAAACATTCCAATCTGATAAAACTAAAACAGCGCATCCGTATTTTTTTAGTTCTGAGATCCTTAATTCTTGTAAAGGACTCAATAAACCATTTTCTTTTTTTACTTCAATGAACATCGCCTGGCCGTCTTTGATAGCCAATAAGTCCGGAATGCCATTTGTTGAGGTCTTTATAAGTTTGGTTACAAAATACCCTTGCGCTTGAAGTTTCTTTTTTATCTTAGTTTGTATTTGCTGCTCAGTCATTTGGTTTTATTTTTTAAATGTCAAGTTTTTTCCATCATTTACTTGACAAAATTATTACTTAGTCATTAAATAAATAAAAGCAACGGCTAACGTGATTACTGAAATCCACGCCATAACTTCCACGATTAAATCCTCTTTGTTATTCATAACGTTGTTTATAAATTTTAAATAATTCCTCTATTGTCAAATCCTTTCCCTTATAATCCCAAAGGTATATTGAAGTAAAGTCGCACTCCAATCGCAACCAAGTTACAAATTGAATAATCTCGATTAAATCGTCGTCCTTTGGAATATATTTTGTACCTTTCATAACTTCCTAACAAAATTATCGTTATAATCAAACTCCAACTCAAAAAAATCGCCATTGTCTAAATACTTAAATGTATAAATGTAATGAGAGCAAAAGGCTTTTTTTTCGTTGCTCCACTTCTCCGGCATTTCTAAATTCTTAGCCGTTCCAATCATTCGGAACTCACGCCCAGCCGTTCCGACTTGAGGCAATAAGTGTATACCGATTTTATTATTCTTTACAATTAGATAGTCCATTATTTTAAAGTATAAATAAATTTCAATTGTCTTCCCTCTGCTTTTTTAATATTTGGATATATTTGTTGCATCAATTTCCATTTTCTAGTTTTATGTCTATGCCACATTGTAACCGGATGAACTCTCTCTCCATTTTCTAAAATATAAAAATCTGATTTTATATTGTCAATTAATTTATAATTTGCAGCTTTGTAAATTGTGCCATTATTTCCAACGCTGGTATCTGAATAAGATATTAATGCCTTTAAATTAGGATAACATTTTTTTAAAAAATTATGTAACAACGACAAAGTAATAGTCTCAGAAAATTTTGGCATTTCATCACTTAGCCACATTCTATCAAACTCCCTAACTTCATCCGAATTATAAATACCTTTAATTTTTGGTCTTATTCCATAACCCAATTGTAAAGCTCCGTGTATTTCTCCTTTCCAATAAACTAAAAAATTTAAAAAACTATTTTTTGTCGGCTTTTTAGAATAATGATTTTTTGAAATTATAATATCGGCTTGACTTTTTTCGCAAACCATTATTTTAATATCTTTGATTTTACATTCATAACCGATTATATAATTAGTCCAGTCATAAATAGGAGCTTTTTTTAAATTAGACATTACAAATTTTTAAGCGCCCAATTGGCGTAATCAATAATCTTTTTAAAATCCTCTTTGTCTTGATCCTTTTTTCTCCAGCAATATTTGTCAATATTAAATTTGCAAATCGCCAATATTTCCTCCTTACTTAAATTCGCCTCAGCTCGCTCAAAGGTATCGATACCGATTTGATATTGCTTTGGCTTTTTGACGTATGGATTTGTCATTGTCTCAAAAAATTCTTTACTCATAATATAAAAAATAAACCCTCCTCGATTGCTACCGCCAAGCGCAAAAGAAAAGGGATATTAAATACTTTACTTTGGCGGTTGTACAAATATAATAATATTAT